ATAAAGAATATCACTTCTATAATGACTCTGGTTTTTCTGAAAAAATTGAAGCATTAGGTTTCAAAAGAGCAGTAAAAACAATACAAAATAAACTAGATTTAAAAGAAAATAAATCTATTAATATAGAGTATATAAATAAAAGAGGAAATGAAATTAATCGTGCTGTCAAGTTACCGATAGGACGAAGTAAAAAATTAGGTAGGTGATATGATCATTCTTGACATGAATCAAATTAGTGTTGCTAGTTTGATGATGCAATTGAATATGGAAAAGTCGAATACTGTAGATGAAAATATGGTACGACATATGATTTTGAATTCTGTACGAATGTATAGAACTCAATTTGTAAAAGACTATGGTGAAATAGTTTTAGCATGGGATTCAAAACATTATTGGCGTAGAGATTATTTTCCTCACTACAAAAAGAATAGACGAAAAGCTAGAGATAAAGATGGCAAAGATTGGGAGTCTATTTTTAATTGTTTAAATAAAATTAAACAAGAACTAAAAGACTATTTTCCATATAAAAATATTGAAGTGCATGGTGCAGAAGCAGATGATGTAATTGCAACTTTAGTAAAAGAATATCCTAACGAGCAAATCATGATTGTGTCTGGTGACAAGGATTTCATACAACTACAAAAATTTTCTAATGTAAAACAATATAGTCCAATACTAAAAAAACACGTAAATGGTGAAGACCCTAACGACTATATAAAAGTACATATACTAAAAGGTGACCCGTCTGATGGTGTTCCAAATGTATTGTCTAACGATGATGTATTTGTAGAAGGTCTAAGACAAAAACCTTTAACAAAGAAAAAAATTGAAGCGTGGAAAGATGGCGATTTTACAGGTAAGATTGTTAATGATAATATTATACGTAATTATGAACGTAATAAAAATCTCATTGACTTAGAATGTATACCAAGTGAACTCTATCAAAATATTAAAACCACTTTTCAAGAAGCCAAATGTGGCGACAAAAGCAAAATGTTAACTTACTTTATTCAAAATAGATTAAAAGAGTTAACAGAATCAATAGGAGACTTTTAATGTCAAGAGAACCAATAACAAATAATATGGGCCAGGTCGTAGATAATAGTTCAGCAACACTATTATTTTCTGAGGTTTTAGACAAGGTACATAAAGCAAAAACAAAATCTCAAAAGGTTAAAATACTTAGAGATCATAACAACGCATCTTTAAGAATGGTTATCAAATCATCTTTCGACCCTAAAATAAAATGGGCGATGCCTAGTGGTGATGTTCCTTTTATGCCAAACGATGCACCTGCTGGTACAGATCATACAAGACTAGCGATTGAAGCAAAGAAACTATATCACTTTATTGAAGGTGGAGATAACGATACGCCTAAAGTTAAAAAAGAGAATATGTTTATTCAGATGCTAGAGGGATTGCATGAGTCAGAAGCTAAACTTATTATCGCAGCTAAAGATTAAAAGTTACATCAAGTTTACAAAGGATTAAGTAAAGAAGTTGTTAAAGAAGCTTTTAATTGGAATGATGACTTTGTAAATCCACAATCATAATGAACAAAACAGATTATATTGAAACTTATGAAAATAAATTAGATAGTAAAACATGTAACTCTCTAATATCTTATTTTGAACAAAACGCATTATGGGATACTTCAACTTTTTCATCTAATACAAAAAATACTGGTAATGATAGTGTTAGTATGAAAGAGTATTGGGTTACACCAAAAGATCAATACTATGATGTGTTATCAAAAGCTTTTAAAAGTGGCGTAGATGAGTATGTAAAAAAACATACTCGTATAACACCAGTTGCATACACAGCTTTTAGATTAAATCATTATACAGAGGGTGGCTTTATGAGAAACCATGTAGATAACATTTACAAAAGTCATGGTCAACAATATGGATATCCTCACTTAACTTCTTTAATATTTTTAAACGACAACTATGAAGGTGGTGAATTTGTAATGTGTGATGAAACATACAAACCAAAAATCAAGCAGGGTTCAGCAATTGTATTCCCTAGCAATTTCATGTTTGATCATGAAGTAAAAAAAGTTACAAAAGGAAATCGATACAGCGTAATGACGTGGATTATGTAATGACATATTGTAAAGGTAGACTTCAACATCAAAGAATATTCCCTACACACATTTTTTCATGCGATAATTTTTATCCATATCACGATGAGTTACTATCAGTTATTAATAAACAATACGATAATGATAAAACTTATGTTTTAAAAATTGATGGTACAAAAGAAAAATTAAATAACTGGCAATCAAAACCAGACTTACACAAATCAGAAAATTTTAAACAGTTTGCAGAATACTTAATTGAAGCAAACAAAGAAGTAATTAGAGATAAATTACAATACGAGTTTGATGATATTCGTATTACTGACATGTGGGCAAATCATTTAAAACCAGGTGAGTATCATCCACCACATACACATAGCAATAACGTATGGTCTGGTGTATGGTATGCAGACGCAGAGCAAACTTCTGGTATATGTTTTGCAGACCCAAAAGTTCAAGCAAATGTAATTGTACCGTCAAGTAAATCTAGTGTAGATAACGCAACAGTATTACAATACACGGCAAAAACGAATCGAATCTATCTATTTCCTAGTTGGTTATATCATTGGGTACCTGCTTTACAAGGGAACAAAACTAGAACATCTGTATCTTGGAACATACAACTTATAGGAAACGTAGGAAAATCAACACATTTTCAGAGTGCTTTTTTTGAATAACACCCTTGACAACATACCCTATATGTGGTATTATTAAGAATAAACAATAGAGAGGTTAATATGTACAAAGTAGAAAAAACAGCAGATACACTATTCAGAGGTGTTGATAACATGATGAACGGTGCCAAAGAAGACTATATTAAGATGTCAACTGTTGGTGGTAAAGAGTTATCAGGTTATTCAAAAGAACAAGTTGATGGTTGGGATGACAAGATCAAAGTAAAAGCTGGACAAAAGTATATCAAGATTGTGAGAGACAATTCTGTATTTGCGTTTGTTAATATTCACGATAATGATAGATTTAAAAAAGGTGATATCTTTAAAGCTGCGGGTTATAACAAACCTGCTTTAAATGCAGCCAGAGGAAATGTATTAGAGGGAAACTACCATATTCAATGGACAGGTCCTTTATATTTAAAATAATAGAGAGGTTAATATGAAACATTTATATGCAATAATATTTTGTCTATCAGCAATGTTTGCGGTAGGAAGTATCGAAGATTGTGGTGGTGCTTGTATGGGTAATGAAAATTACTTACTTGCAGGTGCATCTTTCGTAGTTATGATTTTGAGTGGTATCATGACTATTAAAAATCAATATAACTAATTTAGAGTTTGACTCTTGCGACCTCTCAACCTCTCATCATCAACGCAAGAGTCAGAGTACCCATATATTATGAGAGATTTGATCGGGTACTCTTTGGGGTGGAGTCATATCCACCCCATTTTTAATTTATGAATAAAAAAGAATTATTAAAAAAGAAATTAAAAGATCACTACAAATATATTAAGTCACTTGGAGTTAACATAGATATAGACACAGGTGAAATATGGAACAATTTTGACGGATACCCAATGCCAGATTTAACTTGTAGATCAACTTATCCTACAAGTGATAAAATAGTTGGGCCAACAAAGAAAAAAGTATATCCACAATTAGATTTGCCAGAAGGCAAGTGTGTAACGATTGCTTACAACAAGGGTGGATATCAATTGGTAGATAAGGAAGATTTATGAAACTAGCCATAGTAGGATTTGGAACTGTTGGACAAGCAACACAAAGAACTTTGAAAAAAGGTTTTATGAATGACGTTGAATTTGTTATACATGACCCAGACAAAAATTTAATTGGAACATGGCAAGACGCAGATATTATTTTTATATGTACACCTACTGATAATGTAAAAGAGTATTTGGATTCAGTACCACAAGAAAAGCATCACGACATTATTATACGATCAACAATAGATTACAATATACTTGGCGATGAATTTATGTCAGCAGGTGTGTGGCCAGAGTTTCTAACAGAAAGAACTTGGTTAGAAGATTCAAGGAATCCTATTTGTAATGTGTTTGGTGGAAGTATTAAACAACTTAAATTATTAAAAGATATTACAATCTTTGATAACTTTTATCATACTAAACCAAAGATTGCAGCTTTAATGAAAGTAGCAACCAACTCTTTTTACACAATGAAAGTTACGTTTGCAAATGTTTTAAAAGACATTGCAGGTGATGGTTATCATGAACTACAAAAAACTTTAGTACAAGACCCTAGAATGGCTGCAGATATACACTTTCAAGTGCCAGGGCCAGACGGACAATATGGTTATGGTGGAAAATGCTTTCCAAAAAATTTAGAAATTTTTAAAGAGTTTTCAAATGACGCTAACTTTGTCGCAACTATGATTGACATGTTAAACAAAAAATATAGATCAAAATAATGACTGCGACAATACCGACCACCCCATATTCCAATAATTATGACGAGACTGGTTCAAAAAGACTTATAAAATCAAAAGTTGAAAAAATAAATACTATTGACAATCAAGATAAAACCAGGTATATTAATAGAAAGAGGAATGAGACGATGAATATAATCACAGCAAAGAATGGCAATAGACTTCAACATTCTGTTGCTAGAGACGTTATAAAACATTGTATTCAAAAGTTGATGCCAAGAATGAGAACTCTTGATATTAATGTTGTCTTTAAAAAAATTCCTAAAAAAGAAAATACTGTTGGAACTTGTTTAATGCAAGAGAACAATAGAGATTTTGAAATAGAGATAGAAAAAAAATTAAGTTTTGACGAAATGGTTAAAACATTGTGCCATGAAATGGTGCATGTAAAACAATACGCCAGAAACGAAATGACAGACAATGCAATTAAAGGTGTCTATCGTTGGCGTAATAGATATATTAAAGAGAATACTAGCTATAGTAAGTTGCCGTGGGAAAGAGAAGCATATAGAAAACAAAGAACTCTTTCTAAGTCTTATTATAACTCTACACCGAATTAAGACTATTAGTTTTAATAGAAAGGTATATGATGAGAAAAGTGATAATTATGTTCTTCTTGACATTATTTTCATTTACAACAATAGCAAAAGCAAATGATAATACATCATCTGTTTCAGAGTTTGCTAACACAATCGCAAGTGTACCAGGTAAATTAGTTACATGGTTTGGTAATGAAGTTGAGAAAACAAAAGCGTACCAAAAGAAAGTTTGGTCAGAGAGTAAACTTTTTAAAACTAAAAAAGATTAGATTATGAGTTATATGCCACCGAGACCTAATAATACATTTTTGTTTATAACTGTCTTGGTGGTATTGTTTTATTGTCTAACTGCACTTGCAGACCCTTATGAACATTGTAATGTTGTTAAAAAAGTAAAGTATGAGGGAAAAGAAATAATAAGTGCTGAAGTTTCATTTGTATGTGAAACTAAACACGAGTCAAACGATACTAAAATTGAATCAACAGCTGTTGCATTTGAAAACAGTTGGCCAATGGTATCAATGACCGATTTTTATAATGATTGGATGAATTAATATGATTAAAATTATAATAGGTATCGTAATCGGTATCTGTATAGTAAAATTTGGATTGTTGCCAGACATACTAAATTTTCT